AAGCATGATTCAGTACGGCTATCTCCATCAGCGTGTTGACCAACGGCCTTGCTTGTTCGTACCTCATACCTTCTCCCTGAGCTTGAGTCCCGCTGGGTCGCTGGCTAGGTTGACGGCATCGATGACTTGACGCTTGACTCCCTCCGCAACATTTTGGGGTGGTTGTTTACCAAAGATGCGCTCAAAACTTTCCGCAAACTTTTGGTGATCTGTTGGGCGTTGCGTGTCGCCCTTGCCTGCTTCATGTGCCATTGTTTTTCCTTTCAGGTCTAGTGGGGCAAGGCATCCAGTGCAATGGGTGTACCCGCAAAGTGTGGCCGTTCGAAGCAATCCATTTAACCGCGTTGGGGTCGGCGCTGAACTCGTCTTTGAAAAGCGTTGCCGTGTGGGGCACAGCCTGATCTTCCCAATCCACAATGCAGCGTTGCCCTATCTCGGGCAGTTGCTCGGTTGTTTTAATCCATTGCATCAGTCCACATCCTTTGCTAGACAAGCGAATGCCTTGGGCAAGCCCGTTGCACCCCTGATTTCCTCCTGCCGAGATACCAGCATGGCCGCAGCTTTGTTGCACAGCGCTCGGGTCTTGAACTCATCCACTCGCTCCCAGTTCAAGTTGCCACCAGCGTTCATTTGAAACACTACCAATACGAATGCTCCGATCATTTGCTTTTCTCCTCTGCCGCAAGGCGGCGGTACATTGAAATGTTGTTCTTCCACGCTCTCCAGTCGGTAGCGCTTACTGTGATGATCTGGGGTTGGCTAAACTCTTTGAACTTAGCCATCCAGTGTGACCCCGCTCGGGGGTGTAGGTCTACCATCGTAAAGCCAGCTTTACGGTACTCTTGTATTTGCTTTCGCAGGTTTGCAGGAATACGCATACTCAGTTCTTAGCAAAGTAATAGGCCAAGCCAATCCATAGCACCAGCGCCATATACCCCATGAGTACATTGCGCCAGCCTTCGTTGCGTTCGGGCGGGAACCACCACTCTGCACGTTCCACAGAATCAGGAAAGGCTTCCATCAGCGTGCGCGGATAGCACCGTGTTGTTGGGTTCAAGTCTTCAATCATTGTTCCCTCGCTTTCAGCATGGCGTCTGCTTGTTGGTACGCTTTCTTCGCGTTTTGCTCCATCAGTTCTGGCGTGTCGTCGCTATACAACCTCAACACCCTAGCCGCAAAGTAATCACGCAAGGTCATACCAGTAATGTGCATTCCAAGCGTTTGTGTTCCATGTTGGCTCAACGGAAACGCTGGCCCACCTGTTTCTTTATTCATCTTTATCTCCCATTGAAATAACAAATGTGCTGTCGTCCACTCGGAACCCCGCCGCAGGGACAGCCTCCTCGTTCTGTATCAACTTCAACATACCCAGCTTCATGCGAATGTTCTCGGGCAATGTGCTGTCGGTTTCTGTTTTGATCTCTCCAGCAAGTTGCGTAATATACCCGCCATCTGTTCGCAGCACAAGCATTGCTTCTGAATTGTTAAGCGCACTGTTCATGTAGTCTAATTCCATGCGTTCTGTTTTCACCTTTTCGTGTAACTCCTGATCTCGATGAATCGTGTTGGCCTCGGCAGGTGGGACTTTGCTATCCACATACTCCCAGAACAATCGTTGGCCTTCGGCGCTCTCAAGGAAAGCAGTCTTGTGCGTTAGCACATCTCTACTAACTCGATAGGATTCTGAAGACTTTTCTTTGAGCGCATTCTGTATAACACTCATCGCAAGGCTATTGGCATCGTCAACCCGCTCGGCCACAGTTGTCGCGCCAAAGTTTTTCTTGATTTCAGCAATGGCTCTCTTGGTGTCCTTAGTGGATAAGCCGCCCCCACGCTCACGCTTACTACGGATACGCTTGTTGGTAACAAAGACACCGTTATTGCCATTTCGTGCTCTTGTACGGTAAAACTTACCCAGCTCCTCGCCGTCTTGGTACACCCTAACTTCAGTTAGGCACATACCCTTGGTATCCCCAATATCGTAAGTGTTCGACCATGATGTGGCTTCGAATTTCCACAATGGTTTATCTACCACCAATGCCTTGAGTACATCCTCAACTTGAGGGGTAAAGCTAAACACAGTGACGCCGCGAGACTCTGCCACCTCTTGTACGTCTTTGCTGATACGCACGTTGTCCAATTCAAATAGACTCATCATTCACTCCTTCAGTACAGTTGTTTTTTATTCCTAGCTCTCCATTGAAGAGTAGCCAGTGGGATGTTTTCAAATCTAGAAAGCTCGGCTAAGCCGATTACTTTTCCTTTGTAAGTCACGGTGTGCTTCCGTCTACCCACACTAAACCTATTCTTGGATACGGCATCAAGGACATTTTCTTTTTGCGTTCCCCCTACAAGATGTTCAGGGTTAATACAGGCTCTGTTATCGCAAGTGTGCATAACCACCACAGGGGCGTAGCCGTGTACTAACTCATACACTCGTCTGTGAACTAAGCCAGAGCGTTTAACAGTTGCGTTTTGTTTCGGTGTGTAAGACCCCACAGACCCATAACCTGCGCTGCTTTTATGGCCTTGCCATTCCATGCACGTCCCCTTCTTTTTGGTTTTTGCTAGGTAGTCGGCCAAACTAGAATACTTTTTATTAGCGGCTGAAACGGGGTTGCACCGTACACACCCACAAGAAGCATTTACAGATTCTTTAAGTGTTCTGCCGAACGCAACAGTTCTATTGCCGCACTCGCATTTGCATTCCCAAGTAGACCTACGCCACTTGGTATCTTTTGGCCCTTTTGCCACTACGGTAAGTTTTCCGAACTTTTGACCGATCATCATCCACTCCTTAGTTGTTGCATGGATTACAGTCTACCACACAAATTTGCCCAAGATTTCATCGACCTTTGACTTCACTTGCTTGCGCGTCTCAGAGTCTTCCTTGATTGCATCCATGTTCACACCTAACATTGTTAGTTCTACCTGCTTACGTGCCTCCTCCAGCTTGGGGTCATTAGTCACGTTCAGCTTGGTCAGCAACTCACACAACTCAAGCGGGTTGGACAGCAACGTATCGTGGTAGCGCTTCTTGCCCTCGCCATCCGTGTCGGTCAGCTTTTTGCTGATGGATACCAGTTCCCCATGCAGGCGCAGCCAAGGCTCACGCACGGCATCGGCCAAGCGCTCTTGAAACTTAGACTCGAACTCAGCTCGCAGTTCATCTAAGTCCTGCGTTGATACGTCCAAGCGGAAGTCGCCTGACTCGGGCAATGGGTTGATTGCTCGACGGAAACCAAACTTGGTTCTAACTTCTGTTAGGTCGGGGTAGTCCTCGGCCTTGTACATCGTGCCTAGATTCACCTGTGCCTCTTGCACAAGATAGTTGTAGTCGATAAAGAAGTTGTTGCACATCTGGTTGAACTGTTGCTCGTAGTGGTTCATGGCCGTCTTGTAGTCCATAAACAACTTAGTCGGCAATAGGCGTTCGCCCTTGTCAGCCCAAGGTAATGTGTGCTGGTTGTGATACAGACGCACTCGCGCCGCAAACTTCTCAATGTCCTTACGCATACTCGTGCCTGCGAAAAGATTCTTCTTAGTCTGCGATGCTGAACTCACTGCCCCTGCGTTGGTATTCACTTGGTCAGTAATCTCGCGGTCGATCTTCGATGCAGGCCAAACGCTGATGTTTAGCTCGACCAATACTGCTGATGCTCCAATACTCATTTCATTTCTCCATTAAAAGTTTGATAAACCCAATAGCCGCTGCGCGGCTGTTCACTTCTGCCACAACTTTTACCTCGCGGTCTCCAAAGTCTTGGTGTGGCTTCCTCAACACCAACCACGTATCGGTCTTCTTCACAATGCCGTACGTCTCATCGCCCCAAACATCGTAGCGTTTGAACCATTCCGCTGGGTCTCTGTTGATAGCCATTACTTCTCCTCTGGTTTGCCAGCTAACTTAGCCATGCGGTACAGGTCGTCACTGATGATGTGCATACCCGCAACCCTGCCGTCAACTGGGTACACATGGTATGTGTTTGGTTCACCACCTCGGTACTTCTCTTGGTAACGCTCAGCCCTTGCCATGACGTTCGCAATCACAAGCGCATCTTCTGCGTTCACTACGTAGTCCCCGTAGGGGATAGATACAACTACCATTTCATCCCTCCTAACTTTTGTTAGCTTGCTCGGTTTAATTGCTCTCAATGTGGATGGTCTTCCCATTTGGCGCGACGTCCTTGTTCCCACCCACGATGCACCACAGTACAGGAGCAGACCAGTCGTTACCCCAATCGCCGCCCACGAACCCATCTGTGAGGATGATGATGCACTCAGGGACAATTTTCTTCTCCTTCATATACGCTGACACACAGCTCGGTGACGTACCGCCACCACCTCGGGGCTTGGTTGACTGGACAATGTCGGCCACCTGCGAACCTGCATACTCCTCATGCGCGGCTACCTCGCAGTCCCAATACATCAAGTCCACCATCTCAGGGTTGACCTCCTCGGCAATACCCTTAACCTCGGATAAGAAGTCAGCAAGCTCTTGCCCACCAATCGAACCCGATGTGTCGATACCGATACTGATGTGACCCACCTTCTCGCCGATCATGCTTGGCATATACGTACCCGTAGACAGAAAGCGGCGATTGACTCGACGCCACGATGATGTGTCTTTGGCATGGCACGTAGCCTTAACGAACTCACGCAACACCTCACGCCAGTCCACCTTGGGCTCAAGCAAATCACCCAGCTCACGGTCAAGCCCACCGTTGCCCTTGCCTGCAATCTTCTGTTGCGCCATCACGCCTTGCCGAATCGCTTGGTCGATCTCGCGCTCAAGAATCTTTTTCTCCTCGGCATTGAGACCCTTGGCATCAGCCCAGTCATGGAAGTCCATGCCCTCGCCGTTACCTTCGCCTTCGCCCTCGCCTTCATCTTCGCCGCCCCCGTTGTCCTTCTGCTCTTGCTTGAGAATGTCGAAGACCTGCTTGGTGTTCATGCCACGGAAGCGCTCATCGATCAAGCCCATCGGGTCGCCCTTCTTCTTTTTAAAGAATGGCATATCTTGTTTCCATGTCGGCATCTGAATGGTCTTGCCGCTTGGGTCTAAGTCTTTGAGCATTAGGTTAATCACGTAGTCCATCGCGTTGTTGGCCATACGTGGGTTCTCGTCATTGAGTTTTGTCCATGTAGTCAGGTGTCGATACATCTTGTGACCTGCCTCGTGAGCGATCACAAAATTTAACTCCTCGTCTTTCAGACCCTTCACAAACTCACGGCCATAGCGCTCGTCTCGGCCATTGGTACAGGCAGTTGGCACGTTTTCATCGATGCTCGTCTTACCGATCATCAACACACCAGACAGTAATGCGAACTTGGGGTCGCGCATCAAACTGACTTTGGCCTTCTGCAATTTACGTTCTTCGGTCATAGCTGACATTTGTTAGTTCCTCTCATCGTTACTGTTTAACAATTTACAAATCGCCCTAGCTTGGGCTTCTCCATCGGCTGCGAATGAGGCCATTTTTATGTACCCCTTGCTGTCAACCACATCCCACCCAACCAAGCGGGAGGACGATTGCCCACCCCACTCTGTTACCCACCTCACAAAGTACCTGTCCAAACTTTTATCCAGCATCATGTTTCCTTGCGTCCTCGAAAGTAGCGATAAGCATCAACAACGCGGCCTCCATCTGCTCAGGCTCGGTTGTCTCCAACAACACGTCACGTTTTCTTACCGCCTCATTGCTTCGCCACTGCACAAGCTGACACCTGAACATTTTGTCAAGTGGGCCGTAGAACATACGTTGCTCGAACACCAACTGATACCCTGAAACGTAGTTCGTCATCCTGTTCAGGTGGTAAAACATACTCTGGGACTTATCCCAATCCATAGGTAAGGCACTACCCCATTCGCTTGGTCTGATCTGTGCGTACAACATTTGTTAGGGCTCCTCCGTGTGTTCGTTCACTTTGTTGAAAAAGTTTGCAAGGCGCGTAGCGTCATCCCTATCGGTGTGCTCAGAGATAGCACGGCTGGCTTCGCCCCAACTTCCGCCGATCATCACTTGAAAAAGGTATGGCTCTACCCACGCCCCGTTCTCGTCTAACTTCATACGCACCCATGCCCACTCTTTCATAGCTCACCTCACAGCTTTGTTCTTACATACTCAGGTGGAGCAAACAATTCATCCCCTCGTTTGCCTTTTTTCCACCGACTACCCAGCAACCCGTACTTCCAACCTTTGTGTCTAGCCCAATCAGCAAGAGTCATGGTTAGACCTTCGTGCGTAATGAATACATTGGTCACTCGGTTATTGGCTTGCTCTACGCGAGTAGCCCACCTAACATTGTTAGGTTCATAGTCACCATCGTTGTCAATACGATCTAACGTCATACCCTTTGGTCTCTCGCCAATGTCAGCCGCGAACGTGGCGTAGTCATCCACCCATGCTGGGTGCATAGTGATTCCTCTGCCGCCATACCGTGCGTAGTGTTTGCTGTCAGGGTTAAAGCATCGGTCTTTAATTGCGCTCCACAATTTATAGATGAGATTGCGTTTACCTTGTCGTGCGCCCACAGTCGCGCCGTGTTTGGCTCGTTTGCGGTTAGCGTCGGCTACCCCTTGGTTGTATTTACGTACCATTTGTTTCTCCGTAGTCAGTGGAACCCACCACCATGTAGTGAGTATACCACTCATCGAGACTAAGTCTTTACAAAAGATCTTGGTTTTTTGCCACCCATGCGCTGAACGCTTTGGAGCTGAACGCGATGGATTGTTTGCTCGGTGTCTTGGCAATGTTGATCGCAAACACAGCTTGCCACTCGGCATCGAAGCGCTCCAAGTACGTCATGAACGGCGTGATTGTGTCTTTGTCGATACGTGCAATAGCACCGAACACCGTGATCGCACACGCACCCGCACTCGTAGGCAGCTTCGTACCTTTGGGGTCTTTGATGGTCGCATCCCACGTTGGCAGTTGGTCGGCGAACTCGATGTACGCCTGCATATCACGGGCACCAGATTCACCGATTGCACCTGACAGAGCAGCGATAACCGTGTCGGCTTCCAACTCTTTACGAGTCCTAACAATGTTAGATGCAGTAGCCAATGAACGTGGGCTGACAAACGCATTCTGGGTCTTGCGTGGGTTGTAGATATATGGGTTGTCGTTCTGCCCGCCGTCTGTATAGCTTGCCAATACTTGCGGATACTGATTGACCCAAGCCAACACCTCGGGCTGAATGTCGTGGTTGATACCCCACTCAATCCATTCCTCTGCGGTGGGTTTAGAGATTGTCACAGGCACAAGGCGGTTGCGGCTGTGCGCTTTCAGTGAGTCGCCCACACCATCGGTCGTCAAGTTGCCAGTGAGAAACACGATTGTGTCCTTGCTGATAGGGATGTCGCCCAAGCGTGGGTTTGCCTTCTCAAGCATAGGGTGCAGCATATTCTTCACGGGGTCTGCGCCTTTGGTGAACTCGTCAAGCATGATGACCAGCGGCTTTTGCTCATGGATTTTGAACCGAGCATTGGGGTAGTAGCGCGTGGTCTTGGTGTCGTGGTCAATCACAGGCATGGCAATGTCGCCCAAGTCCATATTTGGTACGTCAATGTACGCATGGCCATAGCCCATGTCGTTAGCAATACTCTCCAAGATGGAAGACTTACCAATCCCGGGTTCACCTTGTAGCAAGAACCGTGTCTCTGGGTTGTTCTTGATGAGGCTTGCAGCTTGCTTGAGCGTGATGTTTTTACCGAATTTAACTTCTGACATTTTGATTTCCTTCTGATTAACTTCTGGTGATCTAACTGTTGTTAGGGTTTGGTTTACTGTTGGCAATTTCCCACCAACAGATTACATTGTAACACATTTAATTGACAATGTCAAATTTATTCCTGTGTTTGTGGCTGTGTTTGTGGCTGTGTTTGTGGCTGTGTTTTCCCCCTTGCTCGGATTGCTCTGCCGATAAATGCGCCAACATCATCATCACGCTTGCTCCACTCGTCAGCTTTCTTTGCACACGCCTCACGCTCTTTCTCTGCTACCAATTCGGCAAAGGCTACAACTTGGTTTGTTGTATCTTCACCAGTAAATACGGCTGACCCAATACGAATCTGCCCTTTACTGCTGTGAACTTCCATACCAGCCTTTACAGCCATCTCAATAATTTCATCTTGTGTCATACCTTCCCCTCCTGTGTCTTTCTCCACTCCTTGAACTGCTCAACCACGGTCTCCCGCACTCGGTCGTTCTCGATCATTTGTTTTGCGAACCAGTCGGCAGCATTGCGTCTCTCCTTCTCACGAAAGTACAAGCCCCAACCGATTGCACCCACCACCAAGAGCCAAAGCTCAGTCACTGAAATGTCCATGTCATTCTCCTTTTAACCACTTGTTGTAACTCGTTGTACAGACCTTACCCTGTTCAAGCTCAAACTTCTCCACGACCTCCTCGGCAAACCACTTGAACAAAATCTCCTCCAGCCTCTTGCGTATGCCATCTGAGCCGTAGCTCATAACAGTTGTTAGGCATTGCTCCTCTGCTATCGTGTTCATGTCGTACGTCATCAAGATCATCATGGCCTTGTGGAAGTCCTGATGTTTGCTCTCACGATCTGCGCCATCGATCAGCGCCAAAAACCTTGGCACTCTTTTGTAATATGCCAGTTCCCACGATGCTCTATCACTAAAGCGGTAGTTGTAATTAGCCTCGGTCGGCTTGTCAGCAATGCCGAACCACAGATGCGTAGCCACGCGCAGACGCTCATTCTCCCAGCACGTACCCAATAATTCAGCAGCCTCACCCACTGTGTAGCTCACACCCTCGTGCTCCGACCGACCAAGGCTAACCATTGAAGATCGCAGGTTGATAAACCCCTTCATGTACTGGTAGAACTCGGCGTAGCGTTTGCGCACGTTGGCCGTTGCCGCTCGGTTGAGTCGATACCCCATGAGTCGCTGTGAGTTAACAATTGTTAGCTCGTAGCTTCCTTCCGTTGCTTGTATCGTCATACCTTGTTCTGGCACAACGTACCGATCACCCTTGTACTTGAGCACAGTCTGCCCCTTCACGCCGTTGCAATACACACTCAGCACATAAGATATGAACTGATGCGTTGACACGGTGTTATACCCATCCGTCTTGATGATGATTGTGTTGTCTGGTTTGTACGTGAGCACAGGAGTTCGGTACAGCATGAACTGCACATCATCCCCATCCATGCGTACCCAGTAGGTGTCGCAGTCTCGGCGGTTGCCCAGTGGCCTGCGTTCGGGGCTTCGCCCACGGATAGGCTTAATCTCGTCGTGTATCCGCTTTGCTGTTGCGTAGTGGCGCACGTTGTGTGGCACTCTCTGAATTGTTCGGTGTCCCATTACATTTCTCCTTTGGTTTCTAAAATTGAACTGATCTGCGCGTACACAATCACGAACTTCGCAAACTGCATCGCCATCTCCTCGTACTCGGCAAAATCGCCATCCATCGCCACTCGCCACATCGTCTCGCCCACGCTTTCTTTCAACTCAGCGTACTGTTGCTTCACGATCTGGTATCGCTCAATCTGTTTACTCGTTGCCATCTCTGTCGCCCTCCAAGGCTAGTTGTTTCATCTTCTCAAGCACCCCTTTGTCGTGGTGCTCGGCCAGCAGTGTGTATTTAGAGTAAGAGTCGCCAAAGAAGTTAAGCCAGCTTCGCTTAGCCCCGATGATGTACTCGATACGCGGTGGGTTTGGTCTCATGACGAGTGGGTATTCCTTCCTCGCCAACACCCACATCTCATCAATTGTTTTTTCAGCTTCTAACATTTGTTGGTTCTTTCAAAAGTTTTTCATACCTCGCCGCATAGTCAACCGCCTCGGCCTCGGTCAACCACCTGACTGCAATCCGTGCTCTGCGCGTGGCCATACCCTCAAGTACGTGGTACAACCTACGCACCAGCAACTCCTGCGTCCCGTCATCATTTGTGAACACAACGATGCACCACTCGTATCTGTCTGTTGCCAACACTGCTCTCCTTTGTTAGCTAGTCGCGTCATACTTATAAGCACATCTATATCCTCATGCTCGGCTACTAAGGTGTAGTTCTTGTCAGCTGGGAAAGCTTCATAGTAGCTATCTCAACTCTGTTTATTTACCACATGAAGACTGCCTCTAAGCTCGTACCTGTACAGTACATACATCACCGTTCCCCCACTAGAGAGATACTCACTCGGTCTTTGAGCCGCATTGTCAGTGCTCCTGCGTTGAGACCCAGATCGTTCGCCAGTTGGTGCAAGGCATTGCGCTTGGCACCTGCCTCACTGTTTGCCCATG